GGCTTTCCTACCATCATTACAACAAACCTTAGTCCTGAGGATTGGGCAGACGTTTACGTAACCGCTACTGTCAGTTTAATCAACGAAGCCTTTTACCTTATCGGCGTAAAAAGTAAGGCGGGTGATTTAAGATTAAAGGCGTGAAGACCCAACTACTACAAGTGTTCCTTAGTCCTAACCAGTCGCTAAGAATCTACGAGGTAAGCAAGAGCAGCGATGACACCATTCAGTGCACCTGCGATGTTTACATAAGCCGTAGCACTTGTAAGCACACGCGTTTTGTTGACGCCCGTATTGAAGAGAACGGCGGGTCTTACCCATTACAGGTTTCAGATAGAGCAACCTTTGAGGACGCTGAGCAAGCGCACCTTTCTGAGGAAGCCTTCCGTAGTTTCATCATAAGATTTGGAAAGATAGAGGTTTACTAAAATTGCAAAAAGGGGACATTAGTAACGCGATGCCAAGGCGGTATCTCGTTCACATAGACTTAGTGCGTACATCAACGCCAGAGGTTAAGAAAGTGTTGGGCTTTATCCCAACTGTTAAGAAGAACTACTCATATAACAATATGTTACTTAGTAGATTCTATTTGCACGCCAACCATCTTGGCGATACGCTGGAACTATTCTCGACCTCAGACACCGCTGAGGAGCTAGAAGCAATGATGGAGTACTTGGATCGGATTGGGACAAATCCGTTTCGGTATTACACAGCATACGAGTCCGTAGACCATCTCGTAGCGGAACTTCCATACCGCCCTGAACTTCGGGGCGTTGTGGATATTCCTCAACGGTTGTTAAGGTACGGCTCTTGGGGTATTAGCTATGGCGAACTATTTGGAGGACAACGTGACTAACGAGACCCGCTTACTACATAAGGCGCTCGCAGACCGCGACCTGTCCCCTCTTTTCTCACGAGGAGTAACTGACCTATGGTTTAGAGACGACTCAGACCGCCGACTCTTTTCATTTTTACGCAAGCACTTTGCTGAGTACAGCGAGTGCCCAAGTATCCAAGCCGTTACGGACAACTTCCCTAACTTTGAGTTAGAGGTTGTAGAGGACAGCGTTGAGTACTTGCTCGACTATGTAATATCTAGTCGCCGTAAGCGTTCTACCCTAGGAATCATCGAACGCTCAATGCAGATTATTGAGAAGGAAGATGACCATGAGGCTGTTCTTCTTGAGATGCAGAAGGGTATTGCTAAGTTAGATGAGGACGGCTTTTCGTTTAGCACTGACCTCGATCTTACTGCTGACCCAGAGGTTCGTTTCCAGGAATACCTAAGCCGTAAGGGTCGCCCTGAAGGTTTGCTTGGTTACCCAACAGGTCTACCAACTATTGACGCAACTATTAGCGGTGTGCAAAACGGCCAGTTCATTGTTATTGCTGCTTTGCCTAAGACAGGTAAGTCAACGCTTCTTATGCAGATGGGCATTAACATGCACAACGCAGGAAACGTCGTTATGTTCCAGACATTTGAGATGAGCTCCACAGAGCAGGCGTCTCGTTACGATGCGATGCGCTCACGCTTATCCCATCAGCGTCTTATCACAGGAACACTGACACCTGAGGAAGAAGCCCGCTACCAGACTAACCTGACAAACCTCAAGCGTTACAAGGGTTTCCACCTAGTTGACTCTAATGCTGGCGCAACTGTTACAGGTGTAGCTAATAAGATTCAAACCTTGCAGCCTGACATTGTGATTATCGATGGTATCTACCTGATGATTGATGAGAACGGTGAAAAGCCAGGCTCACCTCAGGCAATTACTAACATCACCCGTTCGCTAAAGCGTTTGGCGCAGAAGACCAATAAGCCCATCATTGTCTCTACACAGTTCCTTGAGAGCAAGACCAAGGGCGGTAAGGCTGACATGTACTCCATTGGTTACTCATCATCCTTTGGTCAGGATGCGGACGTACTCCTAGGCCTAGAGAAGGAAGATGAATCTGTAGATGAGCTTCGTACTTTAAAGATCATGGCTTCTCGTAACTCTGGACCTGCCAACGTCACACTCACGTGGGACTGGAACACAGGTATCTTTAAGGAGATGGACGAAACCGACCTATGACAATCAAGGAGATGGAAGAACTTCTTGCTGACTTAGGTATTGAGGTAACAGGTACTCGTGGCAACGAAGTTCAGGCTAAGTGTCCAGGCCACCTAGAACTTACTGGCAAAGAAGACCGCAACCCATCGTGGTCTATCAACGCAGATACTGGCGCCCACATCTGTTTTTCATGCGGCTTTAAGGGCGGGTTACAGTTCCTCTTTAGTTACATGGGTGGTACTGAGTACAACCCAGAAGAGCAAAAAGAGGGTAGCAAGTATCTTCGTCGTGTCTACGAGCATATGATTAAGTCGCTTACTCACGTGGAAGAAGAGCAGAAGTTTATTGAAGAATCCATGCTTGCTATTTACACAGCCCCTCCCGCAGACATTCTTTTAAGCCGCGGCATACTTCCAATTGCTGCTGAAATGTATGGAATCTTGTGGGACCCTCGTAGCCATAACTGGATTATTCCTATTCGCGATCCGAAGACCAACAGATTGCTAGGGTGGCAGGAAAAGGGTCACGAGAGCCGTTTCTTCCGCAACCAACCGACCGGCGTCCAAAAGAGTCGTTCACTCTTTGGCTACAACGAGTATTCCAGCGGCGACATGATCTTGGTTGAGTCTCCGCTAGATGTGGCTAGATTGGCCTCTGTAGGAGTTTTAGGAGGAGTCGCGGCCTATGGTGCTATGGTTTCCAAAGATCAGATGAAGCTTCTTGAATCCGCTGGACGCCTAGTTATAGCCATGGACAACGACGAGGCTGGAAACAGGTCATCCGAAAACTTGTTCGATTGGGCAAAAGAGACTAATCTCAGCCCTTGGTTCTTTAACTACGATGGCATCGACGTAAAGGATGTTGGCGCTATGAGTAAGACAGAGATTATGATGGGTCTAGATAACGCTAGACATATCTTGAGAGGAAAGCGCGAATGTTTGAAATTGACCCAAGGGTTAAGAAGGTAGCGTTAGCCCTTCGTTTAATCAGTGGTCAGTGCCCACACACCTCTAAGTTTCGCCTTAAGTCTGACTGCGTTACCTGCCTTGCCGAACGCGCTGTATACGAATTGGACAACATGGAATGATTATTGGACTTCTTGGATACGCCCAATCAGGTAAAGACACTGTGGCTAACATTCTTGTTGAGGAGTATGGCTACACACGAGTCGCATTTGCTGACAAGATCAGAGAATTGCTTTACGAGATGAATCCCAAGGTTACTGTTGGGTATGACATCCACACCACCTTGCAGTTAATGGTTGACCACAGCAGTTGGGACGAGGCAAAGCAAAACCCTGATGTCAGGGCCATGCTTCAAAATATTGGCGTAGGTGCTCGTAAAGTCTTTGGTGATGAGTTCTGGGTTATGCAGGCTTTGCGTCAAGTCCACTTCGAGGGAAACTATGTTATTACAGACGTACGCTTTGCCAACGAGGCCAAGCGCATTAAGCAATACGATAACGCCCAGTTATGGCGAGTCAAACGAGAAGGCGTAGAGGCGGTTAATTCCCATGTTTCAGAGACTGAGTTGGCCGTTTACAAGGTTGACCAGATTGTTAGTAACAACGGTACTATTGAGGACCTTAAGAAACTTATAAGAGGGAGGATGGCATGACCTTTACAGGCACCCTACTTCCGTACCAGCCTGAGGCCGTCGACCGTATGGTTGACCGCCAAAAGATGCTGGTTGCCTACGACCTTGGACTAGGTAAGACCGTCTTAACCATCGCAGCCTTAGAGCGCATGATGGATGAGGGGAAAATCACCGAGCCAGGCATTATCATATGTTTATCCTCCCTGAAATATCAGTGGGCTAATCAGATTGAGAAATTTACAGATGGTACTTCACGTGCTTTGGTCATTGATGGAACCCCAAAGAAACGAGAAGCCCAATACACCGAAGCCTACGACTGGGGACACACCCTCGTTGATTACGTCATTCTTAACTACGAGCAGGTTGTTAACGACTGGGACCAAGTATCAAAACTCCCCAGAGGATTCGTGGTGCTTGACGAAGCGACAGCTATCAAATCTTTCCGATCTAAACGATCTAAGTCAGTTAAACGATTAGGAAACGCACCAGTTAAGTTTGCCCTTACCGGAACTCCAATTGAAAACGGTAAGCCTGAAGAGCTGTACAGCATCATGCAGTTTGTTGATAACGAAGTACTTGGACGCTTCGATCTATTTGACCAGACCTTTATTGTCCGCAACAACTGGGGTGGCGTAGAGCGTTACCGCAATTTACCTACATTGCATGAGCGCATGAAGACCGCAAGTGTTCGTAAGGCTCAGACTGATGCCGACGTAGCTCCGTTCTTACCTGAGTCAATACACAGAGAACCTCTTGAGATTTTCTTTGACCGCAACCC